ATGTTAGTTCCTAAATGCTGATAGGATTCTGTATAAACGTTATCAGCAATCCACTGTTTAGCTTCTGGCGTAAGTGGTCTCAACAAATAAACTGTTTTAATCATAGACATTGCTCCCTTCTGTCTTATCTGTATTGACTTGTAAAAGAACACCTGACTAAAAAATTTTCGCTTCACCTATATAGGATTCGACCAACGCAAAAGTCAAGTTTCAGACAACTGTAACATTTCATAAATCCTTACACCCAAAAGGATTAAGAAATGATGTAAAAATGTAAAAATATAAATTGGACACTTGGTTTTGTGCAACTATTAAATAAATGCAAAACTTTTTTCAATGTTTTACGATTTTATTCTTGACAATCATTCCGCTTTGTTATACAATAGCAGAACTTAGGGCGTAAACTTGCAAGTTTGGGAGAACCACTTGAATTGTGCGGGTGTGTGGTTTCAGTTATGAACAACAACGCAGACTACCATTTACAGAACATCGGCAAAAAGCTGCTTTCATTAAAGTCTGCTGACAGACTTAACAAAACAGATCGAGAGACAATCGCCGAAGTAATTGATACCGATATACCGGCTATACAATCTATTCTGAGAAATGAACGAAAAACTAAAAAAACTGCGTAAACAATTGACCGAGCTTATTCGTCAAGGCGTGGAACGCGGTAAAGCATATAAAGACGCCGGGTATCATTCAAAAACGCATAAGGTATCGCAGCAAAGGGCCTGTAAACTTTTAACGGACAATGAGAAGGTTATGGCTTATCTCGATGCATTAAGAGCGAACGATTCGCGTACCACAAGCATAACGCGAACGATGCAACTAAACCGTCTCAACACACTTTACAACTTAGCGATTAAACAGAAAAATGTAAGTGCCGGTGCGTCCGTAATCCGGGAACAAAATGAAATGCTTGGTTTCCATCGGGAACACGCGCCTAATCTTGAGAAGGAACAACAGTTGAAGGATATTGTAGATAGGGAACTGAAAGAATTAGAGCGGTTGTCCAAGAAACGGACAGAAGAGCTGTCTAATACAAATACAAGACAAAGTGGACAAGTGATAAAGAAGATAGGATAACTATGGAAGAGTCGTTGAATCTCTTACTCGAAGATATTGAAAGCGGTCGCACCCGTATCAGATGCACACGCGATTACCGCATTGACGAATACCCCACATCCGGCCACAACGCATATATACCGGACAGCTCTGAACGCAGAGCCCGCGTCTCTGAACACGCAGCACGGGTAGAAAAAGAATTACTTTCAGGTGAGACCCCCCACCATCGGGGAAGGGGGGAGCAAAATTTACCGTAATTTTTAAGAATAACGATAAAAAGGAGAATAAATGATGGCAAAGGCAGAAACGGCATCGAGGGCAGAGACCCGAATATGGTCGGTGGAATGTCATACGTGCGAGACATCGCTTGGTTTAAATATTGACGAGTTTCGGATTGTTAGCACAGACCAAGGAGCTGAGTTTATCAGGAAACCGGTGTTTGTCTGTGGTAAGTGTAAGAATGAGTGCCATATTACATTAAGAGAACAGTAAAAAGGAGAAGAAAATGAGTAAATTGCTGGGAAGACTGCTGACTGCCCTGATTGCTGCCGCCGGCCCTCTGCTGATTAAACTTATTATCGAGTGGCTGCGCTGCAAAGCCTGAGTGCCGAAGAGACTGAGAAGGTCGCCAACGCCGTATCAGGTACTATCAGGAAAAATTTAGTAGCATAGGATACTTTCTTTGTTTTCGGTCAGATAGAATGGCTGACATACATATAGGCAGAATGAGCAGGACTGGTAAGAACAAGAGGACAATAGACCTCTTCTACCATATTCCTCTGGACGCACCGAAGGAAGGGATTGTACCAACGCCTGAAAGTAGTATTGCCGGTCAGCTTGAGCAGGATGAGATTGATAGTCTTGCAGCCGGTACTTTAGTCGAGGTTCCGAAGGAGTTTATCATTGGCGATGATGTTGACCAAGCCGAGATTATTCGACAGGTCAAAGTTGACTGGTTTCTTATAAATAATAGTTACAACAGGCAATATGGTTTCGAGTACAAGCTCTACGGGATGACGTTAAATGCCTCCTCGTAGGTAGGAAGGAGAACAGGATGGATATGACAACGTGGCTGATTCTGGTGCTTTTGGGATGTCTCTTTATAGTCCCATTTTTGATAGTCTTTGTAGCTGTTCTTATGATGATGGCTTGGCAGGTAATAGAAAGTCTTTACATACCCGCTGCCAGATGGTTATGGAGACTTGTTTCAACATAATATGGCTAAGAAGTGGAAAAGAAGAACCGACAACAAAATGAGGTATACCGGCGAGATAGACTGGCATCGCGGGCTTATAAGGGTAAATAAGAAGAGGGCGAAATCGAAGAGGGTTGCAAAAAGATATGGGTATGACGTAAGAACAGGGATTCTGAATACGATTGTCCACGAAGAGATGCACCGACAACACCCGAAGATGTCTGAGAAAATAGTGAAGAAAAAGACGAGGAAGAAGGTCAGGAAGATGAGTAGGAAACAGAAGCAGAAGCACTATTCGAGATATAGATAGGAGAATGAGAGTGGCTGAGAAAGTAGGAAGAAATGATGATTGTCCCTGTGGCAGTGGTCTCAAGCATAAGTTTTGTTGTGGAGGCAACGGGGAGCTGAAAGTTGCTCCACCGGAAGAGAAGGGGCCGAAGATTTTATCTCCGTTGGGCTTCCAGAGATGTTTCCTGAAACTGGTCTTGGATGCCGGTGGTTCTATTGACATCCCTTGTGCCGAGCTTGATAACATACCGAAGGATGAGGCAATGGCAATTACACATAGTCCGGTGGATGATGTGTTTCATTTTAAGGCAGTTAAGGTCAAGAAGAAAAGTCCAATAATCCAGCCCGATAGAAGGGTTAGACGGCCTGTATTTGGAGGTAATTGAAATGAGTAACAGACCAGAAAGTAAGAGAGAAAAGCAGAAGCGTGAAAGACAGGTTGTGGTTTCACGGCCCAAAAGGAAGAGAAAAAAGACCAAGAAAAAGTCAGAATAGTTCTATGGAAGTAAGTAAAGAACAACTGGAAAAACTCTCTCTGGTGGATGCTCCCTATTGGATGTATCTCAACAAAATCCGTGTGGACGGAAGACTCTTTGACTTTGAGGGCCGCAGATACCAGCAGGAGTTGATGCGTCCCAAAACTGCTGATGGACGCTTTAAGCATAATGAAGTGATACGAAAAGGCAGTCAGATTGGGATAACGATAGGCAAGGTTGCCGAGACCGTACACGGCGCACGATACTATTTGTATCCACAGGGTATCATATTTTATTTTCCCTCAAAGACGGCGGTAGAGATGTTCAGCAAGGACAGATTCAAACCCTTTGTGGACGATAACCCGGAGCAGGTCGGCAGATATATGGGCAAGACAGATAGTGTCTATATTAAAAGAATTGGACGGGTGAATATTCGTTTCTTCGGCGGCACGGCAACTACCAGAGTCGGGGGAGAGAAGAAAGACTCTGCGGCGGTACGTTCTACGCCCGCCGACTGGATATTGCTCGACGAGAGAGACTTGTTCGATGAAGATATGACCTCTCAGGTGAATCAAAGACTTGGTAACTCCAAGATATGGCGTCGTACCGATATGGGAACACCGACGATACCGGACTTGGGTGTTGATTTGCTGTATAAAAAAAGTAATATGTGTCGTTGGCAGATAAGCTGTGAGGCTTGCAGGAAACATACCTGTCTTGAGACCGAGTTTCCCTCCTGCATCAAACTATCCGACAATGGTGGCTACTTCGTATGCTCTCACTGCGGTGGAAGACTGGATGCAAACAACGGCAAGTGGATTCCTGATGAGCCTAAGCGAGATACTGTCGGCTACTGGGTCTCACAACTGCTTAATCCTAACTGCAATCTTTCTCTTATACTGAAGCAGTACACCGACCCAGAGGCTTATGATATGACGGAGGGGGAATTTCAGAGAATCGTAATGGGTCTGCCACACGTCTCAGCCGAGGATGAACTGAGCGAGTCCGATGTCTATGCCTGCTGCGGGCCTCACAGTATGTTACATTCGAGCGATATACCCTGTGCCGCTGGTGTCGATATTGGTAATCCTATTTATGTCGTTATTGGTTATCGCAAGGAAGGCAAGTGTGGTTGATGCCCAGCCGGAATATCACAGGTCGCGGGAGTTTCAGGCTGAAGCGCGTTTCCCGGTGTATCTATGCTACTACTCTGAGCACCTCAAGACCTTCGATTCTTGGTCTTCAAGTCCCGAAAATATCGTTAAGGTCAACCGTACTGAGATTTTTGACGCAACACACACGATGGTCAGAGACCCCGGTGTTTTAGTCATACCAAGAGTGTGTGAGGAAGTAAAGGTCTTTGCCCATCAGATGACCCGTTCGGTAAGAGTCCAAGAGACTGACCAGAAGACAGGAGTGAAGATATATCGCTATAGAACAAGGGGAGATAAGCAAGACCACTACCGCAATGCACTGAATTATTTTCTTCTGGCCTGCAAGAAGATTGGTATTCCGTCCGCAAGAGGAGTAGTCCAGAAGAGACCTTTAACGCAGGATATGGCTTATAAATTAGGGGTGGCATAATGTCAGGAAAAAGAAGAAGACCAAGTCTTCCACCGGCGGCTCCAGACCCGACTCCGACACCTCTGGACTTGGTGGAAACTGAAGAGGCTAAGAAAAAAGCACGTGGACGCAAAAAAGGACGGCCATCGACAATCTTGGCCGGTCGTCTGGTATCGGAACACGGTAAAATGTTACTTGGTGAGTGAAATAGATAGGAGTAAAAATTATGTCTTTGAATAAAAGAACACAGTCTTGGATACCGCACACTTATTGGATTAAGGATACTGATGTTGTTCGGTGGTCTCCATACAACGGAGATAAGTATGTCGGTAAGATTACTACTGTTGCCGGTGCGACAGACTACAACGGCACTCTTGGTATGGCTGATGCTACAGTAGAGGCCTTGGCTGATGCCAAGAAAATCAAAATCACCCCGCCCAACGGCACTCCGGCGATTGCTATTCGATTCAGGTTTGACGGCAGTGCAAATGACTCGAATGTCTTGGAGATGTACGCCGGACACGGTGTTGACCACTATCACCATCGAGCCACGCTGACTGTTCTTCAGGGAACCCAGCTCTACTCCACAGGTATATACTTCGGTGATAAGTGTACGCCGACGAACGAAGTGTCCTATTCGACAGTTACGGAGTTGAGTGCGGAAGCTAACTTTGTTGCCGAGTACGTCTTTAACCTGCACGGAGCTGACCGTATCCTTCTTCTGGCCAGTACTCTGGCTGCTACGACAATATATGTTGACTGGCGTATTATACCGTAATACAGAAGGGATTGTAGTATGAATGTATTGAAAAGAGCTATTTTTGTTTTCGGGCTGCTGTTTGGGTTGATAACGGCGTCGGCAATGGTAGTGCTGCCCCTGCACGACCCCTATGCCGTTCATACGGATGGCAATAACCCTTTGACTGCCAACTGGGACGCCGGAGATTATGAGATTGCAACAGAGACTCTTGATGTTAATGCTACGGCAGCTATTGGGACGCTTACTTTGGGTTCCGGTTCTGTTACTGATTCGGGGGGGACGATTAGTTTTGGGAATGAGAATATATCAGCGCTTAATGCATCTTTTAGTTCTGTTACAACTGGAGGGACTGGCATTAAGCTTCTTGATAATGCGGGCGAAACTTATTATTTGCGTGTTAGGGCCAGTGATGTN